CGCCTAACTCTGAAAGCGCATTAAAGATCTTATCTAAATGCTCATCCGATGTATCAGGGGAATCAGGTTTTTGGCTAGACATCTTAACTCCTGTTTCCTCTTCGACTTGCTCTTTAGTGACTGCGTTTTCTAAGTCTGTAAACTCAAGTGGCTGAAGCGTTTTAAAGTACATTTTAAGCGTGATATTATTGAACGCTAGTATTTCCTCAAACGCATCTAATAAAAGTGTCTGAAACGGTCTAATAACGGTGTTGTCCATTAATGTAGAAGCAGTCTTTAGTTCCTCTGCGTTGTTACCAAGTCCCGAATTATCCTTAATACCTAAAAGCATCGGTGATACAACCCTATGAGATACCATTATCTTACGCATTGATTCATCCGAAAGGAATTGATACTGATTGTGCGCATCACTTAATTGAACTGGAGTAATAGAAGCTGCACTATCGGCTGAGTCGTTAAAAGCTAAAATGAATTTTCCAGCGTTGCTTGACCCTGAGAACTTCTGATAAATACGTTGCTCGATTAGGCTTCTTTCTTCTTCGTTAGGTACTCCGTTATTAAAGTTAATTAACATAGAAGGTGCTAGACCGTTCATTATGTTATTTAAATGATAATTAGAGATCTCTTCTTCTAACTCTGAGTATTGTAACCCTCCTTGATAATCTACTGGTGAGTAGTATTTGAATCCTGCTCTGTAAGGCTTAACAAATAGAATCTCGATGGGTTCTTTAGAAAAACCAAAAGCTGGAATACGAAGTGGCTTATCTGAAGGTTTAAGTTTAGTCCAATCAGGCATATAATAGTAAGCCTCTATATCTCCATCCTCGTTGCATTTCTCGGCTCTTAAAGTCTCTACGGGGAAGTGTTCTACTTTTACGATCTTAGATCTGTCCTTAGAGTAGATAAGCTGCATAGTAGTACCTCCCATAAGTTTTAGGTCGTATGCTAGTTTTCTTACGCAGTCCTTAGAAAATAAAGACTTCATTTGAGCGTACTCATCAGGCTTTTTATTGGAATCGGTAGCATCTAGCCCTTTTCCGTAGATCATCTCTGAGATACCGTTTATGATAGCGTTATTAGTCGCTGAACCGTTGTAACGATCTATTAAGTATTGATAGTAGTCGTTATCTTCACCGTAGTTCACCCAATCTTTATTCTTAGTCTCTGTTATTTTAGGTGATGTATAGGTGCTGAAGTTTACAACCCTTATATCGTTGTGTACTTTAGGTTTTATTCCTCTGCTCATATTATGATATAATCGTTATCGTAGGTATTCTCAGTTTGGTAAATATCAATTACTCCTTCAGACTCCCAGTCGTTTTCTGTTAAGTTCCAAATGTCCACTATTTTATCCCAAGTCTCAGTATCTATATTTACACTGTAACTTTCGATATCTTGGTTAGTGCAAAATATCTTGTCTTTGTATATAACGTTAGAACCATCTAAAATTGTGAGTTCATACATAAAAGCCTCCTCTAAATCGTAAGCAGTAGAAAAGACTAAATATCCTTTGTCTTGTGTAGTTGCTACATTAGATAAAGTTTCTATACCGTTAGTGCTTTCGTTTCTTACTTTAACTGTAACAAGAGACGGGTAGCTTCTAGGTATTATCTTTATTTCTTGTGGACTAGTGCTTGTAGTAAGAACTTTCATATTCTTGATTCTACCTATATAACGAATCTTATAGGTTGTTTTGCATTAGAAACAAAAAAAGGGGCTTATTAGCCCCCTTAATTGTCCGTATTTGTTAGATTAACTAGCAGCAGATACTGCTGGTGCGATCGGTGACGAAGCAGAGTCAGTTACTGCTGTTGTCAAGAAAGCAGGTGGGTTTTTCTCAAGAGCCTCAAAAGTCAAAGTGAATCCTGAGTAATCTCCTAAGTTAGCACCTGTGGCAAGTGTACCTCCCGTTAAATCAGCACCGTGTTCTAGTCCTACTACCATTTGCTGTCCGTTGTAGTCCTCTACTACGATGTGAGGTCTAGCCGCAGCTAATAGTTTGATTTCGTCTTGTGTTGCTGAGTCAAGTACTGGAAGTTGTACGCTTACTGTTTGTGTGTAGAAAATTGAGTTATTTTCTCTTGAACCGTTAATGGCAGTTTCTACAGATGACGTTCCTCTTAGGTCGTACCCGTACCAAGTTCCATTAACCGCTCCTGAAGTAATAGTTAGACCGCCTTCTACGAAAGATGCAAAGAAGATCTTTTTAAGACCACCTACTGCCTTAGCGCAAGGATACTGTCTCCCTGTTAGTGATAAAGAACAAGCCATAAGTTTTTATAATTAAAAAAAGGGGGCTGGAGTCGAGACCCTAACCCCCTTCTTTGTTAGACAATTAGTTTAATTAAGATGCAAGCGTGAAAAGAGCAGTATCAGAACCGATACCGTACTGTACACCAGCTGTAAAACGCATAATTACTCTTACGTTTTGTGATCCGTCAAGATCAGCCATATCTAGCAATTTCACAAGTTGGTGATCTGAAAGCAATCCTGTGCCGAAGAAAAGGTTAGATTTCTGAGCAGCTACAATGTGATCGGTTGGCATACCTGGAGTAAGTTGAATCTTGATACCATCAAAAGATAAAGCGTTACCCATATTATACCAAAGCGCACCTTGCGCACCAACACCCGCAGCACCTAGACCTGAAGCACCGAATCCGCCAAGTGAACGTACATAGGCTTGGAATGCGTTAGTAGGAAGGTAGATAGTTAAATCTTCTTTACCGTAAACAGCTGAAGGTAGAGCATCTACTGTGTTCTCAAGAGCAGATACGATGTTGGCTGGAGTGAAAGCAGTAATACCTGTGTTTACAGCGTCATTAACGTCAGCGTCAGCAGTCATAAGAACTGTAAATCCGTCAAACTCACCAGCGGTGGCGTTTACACCACCCCAAATGTTTCTCTCGTTTTTCTCAGCTACCAATCCTGCAACGTGTCCGATTAAGAAATCAGAGAAAGCAGGAGGAAGGTTAGAGTAAGCAGAGTAACCCATTTGCACAGCTTCCCAATCTGAAACAAAATCTTTCTTACAAAGTTCAAGGTTTACTTGAAACTCCTCTGGTTGAAGGATACGCTCAGTTAGAGTGATAGTAGCTGTGTCAGTAAAGTCACAAGTAGCGTTTTTAATAACGTTAGAGTCAGTAGCTACTTTCTTAATAACTTCTTTGAATTTAACGTTTGGTTTGATTTCAATAGCCCCATCTTCTAGGGTTTTCGAACTTAATAAGGCTGCTGCGATATACTTGCCCGCAAACTCACCTGCATAAGTAGTAGTAATTGATGTAGTTGTTGCCATTTTTTGATTTAATTAAAAGTTTATTTAAAGTTTGCAAGTTTAGAGAGTACTCGATCTCTAGTCGATTGGTTACGTTTAGAAGCGAATGTGAACCCGTCTGTTTTAGCTTGACCTTCAGGATTGTGCTTTAGCGGTGCAGCAGCGGGAGTAGCAGAAAGTTCTTGTTTAACTTTAGCTTCTACCTCAGCAACCTCAGCAGCCATTTCATCTTTTTCTTTCATACCAGCTTTTAGTTCGTTGATCATTGCTTTGATCTCTTCTACTACAGCGGCTAGTTCTTCTTTTTTAACGTAAGCCATTTCGTCAGCAGCCTCAACCTCTACTTCTACTTCGGGGGATTCTGCTTTAATTTCCTTAATGATACCTTCTTCTTCTACAACAAGAATACGACCATCCTCTAATTCGTACTCACCTACTGGAAGCGCAATTTTGTCTTCTTCAGTAATGATGAATACCTCAAATTCAGGAGTGAACTCTTCTGCTTCGATTACAGTACCATTCTCTAAGGTCATTTGAGCCAATTCTACTTTAGTCTCCTCAGTAACTTCTGCTACTTGTTCAACATCAGCAGATAACTCAATGCCTAGTAATGATTTGATTTCTTTAAGCATTTCTGTTGGTTTCATATACATATAACGATTTGTGGTTTTTATTTTGTATTTTTAGTTACTGCCTCTTGTTCTTCCGATGCCTTGCGCTCTTAGTGATCCGTCACAGCATTTAATATCATATTTATTCTTGTCCCAACAAAGGCATCCTCTTCTTCCTCCTTTTGGGCTACTCCTACTTGGTGTTTTAAAATCCTTATGCATAGCTTTGTGTCTTTTGAATGAAGTAGAGAATATCCCACACCTTTACCGATCCTCCCATTGCCTGTATTTTCCATTGAGAACCGTTGTCTATAAAATCTTGAGTGGTGTAGTATTGGAATAATTGATGGAACTTGTGTTCTACATTATTGCCTCTTGGAAATATAAAGTCAGTACCTATTCTTTCGTATGGAGTTCCGTTTACCGCATCTAATTGCAGTCTTAAAAAAGTCTGATTAGCGTTAGACGCTGAAGCCTTAAATACCACAGTAAAAACATAGACATCGTTAGGCTTGTCGCATAATACTTTTTGCGTTGTTGGGTTGTAATAATCAATACCTTCGTAGCTTCTGTATATATCCGCTCCGTTGTTTGGTAAAGTAACTTCTACTCCTTCAGATAGTATTAACTCGTCTCCTGATACGTACTCGTCATCATCATAACGTGTCCACCCTATGCCTGTAGATTCACCTGCTTGCGGATATATCTTTCTCCACTCTCCGTTCCATACTGTCCATACACCCGCTGAGGTAGAAACATACGCACCTTCTTCTATTTGGTACTGAAGTCTTACTTCCTCTGAGTCTACGTCAGCTTGTACTTTGTATGAAGTGTTTTTAATCATCTACCCTGTCCTTTATAGGTTTTTTTGTAGTTCTTAGAAGTCTTTAGTTTACTCATTTTAGTTTTAGCCTGCGAACCGTGTTTTTTAGGCTTTACTACCTTAATGCTTATAGTCTGTTTAGCCATCGATTTCTTTCAATTTAGAAGCCGACCACCTAAGTCCCGCTTTACCACCCCATAAAAGATAGGAGATAGTACCACAAGCAGTTGTATCGCTTTCATCATAGTATTCTTCTGCTCTTGATAAATAAGAGTACATTCTCTTAATAGTCTCTACTGATATGGGTTCTCCTTTTGCGAGTTGTTGCGCTCTAATCTTACCAACTTGTGTAGCACATCTATTGTTTACTTTGTCGTTTAAATCTATCCCTCTTTTAGCGTTGTTCTTAACCCCATCAGGGTAGTCTGAGTAAGACTCCATCTCGGTTCTTTTCCCGCTCTTTCTTCT